AACAAGCCTACTTCCGGTTTCCCGGGTGTAGGTATGCCCCATCTCTACAGATGGGCCCCCAACCGCGCTTTAGCCGACTACGTCGCGCTAACGTGTGGATGCCAGGTTTCGGACCCCTTGGCCCGGAGTTAAGACTCCAGAGACAAGCTCCCCAGCCATCCGCACCTGTCTTGTTGACAGGGCGAATGACATAGCCGAATACCTCGTCGCGACACCTATCCGGGTTATACCGGATTCGGAATCGTCCCGAGTTATGGGCATATGGGCTTCCATACCTGAACCAGCCGATCACTCGGCCATGGTAACGTTCACTGAGCTCTTGGGAGTGCTCAGGAGAGGCGACCACTTCACCGACATACGGTATTGGACCATAAAGATCCTCCACCAATTGTTGGCAATAGTCCGCGGTACGGCGATAACCAGCCAAGTACATGGAGTTACTCAACTCCACATACGAAGCGAGTTGACCCGCATCGTGTCGTCCATGACGATTCCATACTGTTCGCAATCGAACAGGTGTGACATCGACGCCATTATAGGCGTCGCACCCGCAGGATTCTCTAAAGAATCCCTCAGTGCAGCACTTCCCAACATTGAACATAAGTCCATACTGTTGGAGACACTGCATTACTACGAGATAGTCTTCCTCGTAGCATATGATATCGTCACCGTACACCCAGACTCGCTCACGTGCTACACGTGGGCTGATCTGTCTATGTACAACGATAGCATGCACGGATAGTGAGTAAACCACGAGCGCCTCTACAGGAAAGCATACTGCTGATCCCATAGGAGCGAACTTGCTCAACTCACAAACCCGTCCGTCAGGTAACCTCGTCCGCGGCGACCTCGAAGCGAGCAAATAAGAGAACCACTTGGTTCCCCCAAATAACTCCTCAACGAGGCGCAGCGAGACGCGGTCTGATGCGTCCTTCATGTCGAGTGTCACTAGGCCAGCTCCTTTAGAGCCTGCCATAGCTAGACTCCGATTAACTGTTTGGTCCCTGAAATTCAGGTGCCCCTCGGTCAATCGGTGACTCAACAGGATATCATACAGCTTGCGCTGTTGACCCTGCTGAATCCACTGGTATTCCAGTGGCTCGCATGAAATAAGACGAGGCCCTCTCGAGTCTTTCGGAACAAGTACGACTTTCGC